CTTCTCTAATATTTTTAATTACCGTAGAAAAAAGATAGGTGAAAGTTTAGAAGACAAAATTAATAAAGAATTGAAAAAGAAATCAGTTGTTGATTTATCAGATAAAGAACAAATTCAACATTTACAATCAAAATTTAAAGGACATGGTAGTCAAAGATTAAAAAATATACTTACAGATGCAATGCACACTAATGAATCAAATATTGGTTTTATTAAAGCAGTTGAAGATGGTTTTAATTATAAGATTTGGAAGAATGGTCGTGTAGCTAAAGGCCGTACACGTGCATGGCATAAAGAAAAACATATCCAAGCAGTACCTATTGATGAAACTTTTGATATTTATGGATCATACCCTGCACGCATGATGTATCCTGGTGATTTGAATGGAGGAGCAGAAAATGTAGCAAACTGCAAATGTTGGTTACTATATACTAATAGAATTCCATCAAATCTACGTAAGAAAACAGTTTTTAATGTAGCTCCAACATTTCAACAAATATGGGATAAATCATTAAATTCTAAAGAAAAGATTGTTCCGAACTCTTTGAAAAAGTTAAATAAAACTAAGGCAGATAATTTTTCAATTATACCTTTCCAACCAAAAATAAAATCAATAATTCCAAAAATAAAAAATAAAGTATATCTAAAGAAGGAACGTATTTTAAATGAGATTCATGAGAATAATAGGTTCAAGGTTAAAAGAAGTAATAATAATGTATCTTTAACTCATGAAGGAATAACCATAATAAAACCGAAAAACACGAAATATCTATTTTTAAGAGAAATAGAACATAAATTAAATGCTTTACCTAAAAGTTTAAAGAAATATGTTGAAAAGATTGAATTAAGTTCATCACAATATGAATATAATAAAAAAATTGTAGGTATGGTTTTTCATGATAACCCTCAAATAGTTCATCTGTATAATACCTCAAGTTCTAAAGAAGGATATAAATCTGCTTTGGTTCATGAATTAGCCCATGTTTTAGACCATAATTATAATGGGAGGTTATATGGTATTTCCAATAGCATGGGTAAAGGTAGTTGGAGAGAAGCATTTAATAAAGATAAAATATATAATATAAAACAAGGAAATTTCGAATTTGATGGTTTTGTTTCAGATTATGCTGAAAAAGAGTATCATAAACATGTGAGTAAAAATCCAGCATTTTCTGAAAAAGAACATTCTGGAAGATTTGCTGAAGATTTTGCAGATTCAATTGAATTATATTTCCAAAATCCTAGAAAATTTAAAGACAAATTCCCTAATCGGGGCAAATTCATTGAACAGTTATTAGGTGTTAAAAATGGCATATGAAGTTGAAGGTGATGATGTAAATTATGAAACTATAGAAAATAAAGTAATAATTTACCTCAAAAAAGGTCATTTCAAATATACTGAAAGTTGTAAATGTTTTGGAACCCATTATTTAGAACAAACTCTTGATGATAATGATAATGTAATTAATGAAACAATTAAAGAGAATCCTCATTGGGTGGATCTTGATGAAATAATTGATAAAACTGCACATATTAAAGGAGACTAATTTTTTTTACTTATCAAATGCTCTCTTACGTAAGTTTAACATAATTCTATTTTAATATAAAATAATGTTTGAAACATGGATGAGTTGAGAATATGTTGGATATATCAGTATTTTTGAATAACATATGGGATAATTTAAGTTTAATATATAATATACTTTCCATTATGGGGTTGTTATTTATGGTTATCCAGTTTATGGAATGGATTCTCCCCTATAAAATTAATTTATTTAAAAATTATATCAACAAACCAATTAGATCATTTTTGAATAGAGAGACAAATATTCAATCATCTGTATTTAAACATTATATTTCTCAAGAGGAAATTGACTATGTTTTTAATGAGTTTATTAAAATTTTTTCAGAAGAGCATAACTTTATTAAAGAGATAAAACCATATTCTTTAAGATTATCTTTTAATAAAAGAGATATTCCTTTTGATATTACAATTACAGTTAATGAGAAAAAAGGAAAACTTGATTTATATTATAGTCATTATTTCACTTTTAAGTTTAAGAATTTTGAAAAATATATTAATGCTCAGTTTGACATATTAAACAAACTAGATAAAATAACTACCATAGAACCTTCTTCAAATAATATTGAGATAAATTTTTCATCAGATAAATTTCAATATTTTAACAATTTTAGAGATATTATTGGGGACTCCTTTTATTCAGATAACTTAAAAGTAAACTTTAAAGAAAATGGAAAAATTGAAATGAATTTTTCTGTAGAAAAGGATATTAATTCTATTGATTATATAAAAAATAACCTAGAATTGGCTTTTAGAGATTAATTTCAGCAAGAATGATATCTTTAAAATAGTCTACAAAACTTTCGTAGGTTGCTTCTTTTTTATTTGAAGAAAATTTTTGTGTACTAATTCCTATATTGTACCCTAATGTTTCAGATAAGAAGTTAATGTAAGGTGAATTTTTAGCTTCTTTTAAAAATTTATCATAGTATGGACTGCGGTTTCCATGTTCATCTTCTAAATTTCCATAAAGCCCAGCAGTTGTTTCTCTTTCACCTAAGTCATTAAACCAACGTGTATTAACAGAAATTGCATCTTTATTTATTATTTTTGCCATATGTTCCGGAGTCAATTCCATAGGTTTGATTAGTATTTGTCTCATTCCTCCTTGTTCGATATGTTTATCAGAACATATTTTTACTAATTTTCCAACTAAAAATTTTATGGATTCATCTTTTCCACTAATTAACAAATAATTTTTATTTTGAGTGAATACTGCCCAAAATTTAGCTTCATGTGAGTAAGGATATTCAATGAGATTACCTCTAATTTTAGTACTATGTTTGAAATCATGTTGAAATTCAAAATAAATGGTATCTTCTTCCTGTTCGGATAGATGGTCAATGGTTACATCAAGTGAAATTTCACCAATTTTTCCAACTTCTTGTTTGTATCCAGAATAAACTTCTTTAAATTTTTCTTTGCCAATTCCTTCTAGTGTATACCAGGTTAATGAAACTGTCACTTTTTTACCCCCCATTTTATAATATTGTATTTAGTTGGTTAATTTATATAATTTTTTTCTATTTTTCCACCTTTACTATTGAAGGTGAAGTGGTTTCTATTATTATGTGTAAACCCTGGTCAGGTTAAAAAAAATTTTAAGATAGATCCTACTTTTTTCTTCGCCCCCTAAAGATTATTTTACACATACCATTTTTTCCTATTTTTATTGTTTAAACTTTCTGTATGTGTTAAAAATTTTGAGAGGGAACAGAATAAAGAATTATGATATTGAAAGGACCAATACTCATTCCACATATCCAGGATAAAAGTGGTGATGTGTTGGATGAGAAGACAATTAGAAAAGCAGCTTTAATGATTGGTCGTAATGGTGTTCTCATTGATGTCCAGCACAAATTACGTAGTGTTGGAAGGTTACTTGAATTATACATTACAGATAACGAATACTTATTTAATAATTATACTTATCCTAAAGGTACTTTGTTTGTTAGTGTTGAAGTAACCGAAGAGGATTTAAAAGAAGCAATACGTTCTGGTAAACTTACTGGTTTTAGTATAATGGCTGCTCCGAAATTATCTTTTAATGAAATGGATAGGGGGTTACATTAAAAATGGGTAAGTTGAATTTCAGAGATATTGGAGATGATTGGACGCCGTCTGCAATAAGTATTGTTGATAGTCCTGACCATCCTTTAGCTGTTTTTGAAGTGTATGAGGATGATGATGAATTCGTTAAAAAATCTTTAAATTTAGAGGTTGATAATATGAGTGAAAATAATGAACAAATGGTTTCTGGTCCAGTTAGTTTCTTTGACAAATTAATCAATAGAACTGTTGTGAAAAGTGAAGAACCTCCAGCAACTGCCGAACCACCAAAGAAACAACCAGAAAAGAACCAAGAATCCGATGAAAAAGTTTTAGAAGCTATACAAAAATTAGATGCTAAAATTGAAAAAATAGATGAAAGAGTCGCTAAACTTGAAGAAAGTGAAGTAAACAATAATAGTGAGGGTGAAGAAGGTTCTACAGGGGATGGTTCCAATGAAGGAGTAGTGACAAAATCCTCTACTCATGGTCAAAGTGAATCCAATAATAATGATCCAACACAAAATGTTGTAACTAAATCCCGTGAAGTGGATCCTGATGGAATCACTGTCACTAAATCTGAAAAAACCAGATATGAAAGAATGGGTAGAAACTCAAAAGGAATGACCTGGTAAAAAAAGAATAAATTTAATCCTAAAAAAAGTGGAACAGACTAAAAAAAAGATATTAAAGGTGTATAGATAAAATGTCAATTCAAAGCGTAGAAAGTGTAATAAGACATAATGTTTTACAGGGGTATGGTTTTGTAACCAAATTTGTAGACATTGGAGAAGGCAGTGGAAAATTAAACAATGGGGTATTACAAGCAGAGAAATCTGATAAATTCATCCAAGCAATGAGTGACGCAACTGTTTTCTTGGATAAAACAAAATTAATCACATCCAGTAACCACCGTAGAGAATTAGACACAATGTCATTTAACATTGAGTTGCAAGCTGGAAGAATAGGTGGAACTCCACAAAAATTAACAGATGATGATTACCAATTACCAGAATATGGTAACAGAAGTTTTTATGCTGAAGAACTCAGAGCATTAACTGGAATTCATCGTACTGCTATGGCAGAAAACATTGAAGGTCCAGCATTTTTAAACACTTTAACTAGTCAGTTTGGTGCTGCGAATGGTAGAGGTTTAGAAAGAGTATTAATCTATGGAAACAAATCAAGTACTGCAGAAAATACTCCTACTGGTTACAAAGCAATTGATGGTATTTGTACAAAATTATTAGCTGATGCTGATGTTAATGATGAAGTCATTGATTTAACTGCTGAAGACAGTAACCCAATTGCAGAAGTTAGAAGATTAATTGATAGATTACCTGACAAGTACAAAGATGACGGGGGTCTTGCATTATTCTGTCCTCATAAATTAAAACGTGATGTTCGTCGTTTTGTTGCGGATAATCATGATGTTTATGATGTTTCTGAAGTAGTAATTACCAAAGACGGTAATATTACTGTTGAAGATGTTCCTTTGATTCCAGTACCTGCTTTCAGTAATCCTAAAAATGGTTTCACTAAAAAACCTGTAATTTTATCTCATAAAGAGAATATCCAATGGTTAATGGACCATAATGATATTATTGTTGAATCTGATTTCAACTTACGTGCTAATGTTTGGGATATTGCTTCTACTATGTATGCAGATATTAACTTTGCATTTACTGATGCTTCTATTTATGCTACTTTAGAAGAAGAATAACGTTCTTCTTTTTTTTTACTTTAAGAGGAAGTGGTAAGATGGTATTGAAACATAATTTAAGAAAATTATTCAAAGGAAATTCACGTTTGATGAAGATAACTGAATGTATTGAAGATTTGGATAATCGAATTGCAGGAGGTTCTGGTGGTGGTTCTGGTAGTATGGATTTGGAGTCTGAGTTGGAAACTCTTTTAGACCAAGCACTAGCAGAAGAAACACCACTAACCGGAGAACCACAAGATACTCAACCGGAAACCGGTCAAGGCTAAAAAAGGAGGTTTTTTGTATGGGGTGGAAAAGCAAACTATACGAATTAATTAGTAAAAAACATTACACCAAAGAAGAAACTGACGAATTATTAATTGGGAGGGACAATACCTCTGCTATGAATACTTATGGTAAAGGTGATTTCAAAGTAATACTCACATTGGAGGGTTCTGACAAACAATACTATTTTAAAACAGATGATGGTGAGATTGTTCAATCTAAAGATGGTGTTACCGAATGGTATTTACCCAAACAAGCAATACTCGACCAAACAAATTTTACAAAGAAATATGTTGGGGGAGAGTTATTTGTGTTGGGAGAATCATATGGTCAATTTTTTATCTCTCCTGATGGGAATAACTTGGTTGTTGAAAATCTACCAGAAGGTGTGCAATTTGAATCATTAGGAAATGTATTTAAATGGAGTGAGTCTGGTAATCAATGGGTGAGTAAACCGATTTATGACTTGCCAAATGAGATTCAAATAGGATTACTAGTGTCAAAGCTTATTGGAGAACCACAGGAATGAGCTTAAATGTATTGTACTGTTGAAGATATTCAAAAAGAATTGTCTAATGCATCACCTAAAAAACTAGGATATAAAGACAAACCTGAAGAATATCAAGAACTAATGAATGAATGGATTAAACAAAGTGAAAGCTTAATCAACTCATACTGCAGAAAAACATGGAAAGATGAAATCCCCGATGCAGTTAAAAATGTTTGCTTAAGACTAATCTCAAACATGATAGAATTCTACAACATTAGAAAAGATACTCCAATCATAAATCCAGAAGATTTCACAATTAAAAATTCAAGTAGTGAAATATTCACACAGGACCTAAAAAACGATTTAAAACCATTCAGAAAAACTAAAAAAATTTCAGTATTCAACATTTAATGGGGGTGTTTTAAAAGATGGTTAAAGTAACAATCACTGTGAAAGATCAATTAACCCTTGATGAAAATTTCCATAAATTCAAGGATAAACTATTGGATCAAATCAGTACAAACACTAAAACACTCTTTGAAAAAAACACTCCTCAACAATCCAGTAAAGCACGTAATAATTATAAGATTATCAAACGTGAAAACGAGCATGAAGTAAGGAATGATACTAGATATTTACCATGGGTAAATGATGGTACTGGAGTATATGGTCCAAGACATACTCCTATTGTTCCTAAAACTGCCCGAGTATTACATTTTAATTGGAGAGGAAAAGAATGGTTCTTAAAATCAGTTAAAGGTCAAAAACCTCAAAAATTTGTTGAAAGAAGTATGATTGAAGTAATGAGAAGTGTTGAAAGTGCAGTAGTAATAGCATCTCAAGGCACATTAAACTGAGGGGATTCAAATTTGAATATTATTAAAGGACCTGCAGAAGTAACAAAAATGATTAAACAATGCATTAAAGAAGAAATTACTTCTGAAGGATTGTTAAAAAATGTAGAAACATTTGTACCATCATACCGTATGGATGAAGAGTTAGAAGAACCAATAATTTGGTTATTTGAACACGAAACTACCGTAGCAGATGGTAAAAGTGGAAGATTATCTCGTAAACTATTACTCCGCACACCTTTTGAGTTTGTTTGTGTAGTTTACGACGATGATGACATTGAACAATCAGAATTACTCGGTAAAGAATTAGCTTCAAGAGTAGCAGCAAGTATTGCAAGAAACATTAAACGTGTAAACACGAACAATGAGATAATATTTGAAAACCTAAAATTTGAAGCATTATACCCAGTAGGGACAGTAAGTGTTGTGGGAAAATCAAATAAAGCTCCCGCTACCAGTGTACGATTAATTGTTGAATATTATGTTGATTGGGCAATGTGCTGTAAAAAAGATTTTAAAATTAATGATTTAGGAGAATAAAACATATGAGTAGTAACTGTGATGGAATCAACAGAGGTTTCGGGTTAGAAATAGAAAACAATTATGGTGAAGATATTGATAAAGATGATTTTAACTTAGACTGGTTTATTGAAGCCGACTCTGTTGATTTTAAATTAAATGATGAACCAGTAGTTAAAAGTGGTTCTAGTAGAATGAATCGTAGAGCAAGAGCGGGAGTATTAAAACCAACTGGTTCAACTCAGGCCGATGCAGATTTACAAAGATTTGCATGGTACTTTAGAGCATATCTCGACCAATACAAATTCACCGAAGGGGAAGATAATATTAATACTCATGAGTTCTGGGGAGGGGAATGTAAAGAATTAACCAGTTTCAGAGCAATTGCAGTATATGATATGCTTAAAAAATATATTTACGGTTTACTTTGTGATGGATTATCTTTTGAAGTATCTGATGAATCCATGAGCATTAGTACTGATTGGATTTACAAAACTGAAAAAGCAGGAATCATCGGGGAAGATGGTGAAACATTCACTAAACCTAATGAATTAATCAATGATTTATTCTTAATGTTTTACGATACAAGTGTATTCACATTAGACACTCAATTAAAACCTAAACCTTTCGATGGAATATCCACTAGTTTTAGTTTTGAAGGTAACAACAATCATGATGTGGATTCTACAATAGGTATGGGAAGTCGTGCACCTCAAAAAAGAGCTCAAGCACAAAAACGTGAAAATAATGTTTCCATAGTAACAAGTTTAACCAGGGACACAGTACGTGAAATATTAAACGCACAATACGGGGAAGTAGATGCATTAGAACCCTCTAAATGTAAATTATTACAAATTCCATTAGGATTGCACGTTGAATTATGTGAAGTCCCAGACATTTGTATGGATATTTTATTCCCAAAATGTACATTGAATGTTGAATTTGATATGAGTGGTGCGGATCGTGTTGAAGTTACAATGAACATGGTTACTTTAGGTACAAACTCTTGGAAATTAATGGATAATACTGAGATCATTACTGATATGTATGTGAAATTAGTGAATAATCAACCAGAATTAGTGGCGAATGAATCCCCCTAATTCTGAGGGGAATCCTGAAACATTTAAGATAAATTTCACTGTATTAGATTACGAAACTCATGAACCTATTGAGAATGCGAAAGTACATATACGCAGTAATTCAGTTGATGAAGAAAGAACAACAGGTTCAGCAGGAGGTTGTTCTATAAAAGTACCTGCTGGAGTGTATACTGCAATAACAACACATGCAGAATACCCTAAAGATTATAATGAAACTACAATTAATATTGTAAATGAAAACATTACTAAAACTATTTATTTAAGTAGATAACTATTAAAGGTGGATGATTACTAATGGTATTAACTAAAAAAGAAATCCTTGATGGAACTAACAATATTCAAGAAGTAAAAATTGAAAGTTTAGGGGATACAGTCTATTTAAGACCATTATCTGAAAGTGAATTAATGGAAGTAGACATGGTAGAAGCACAGGGATTAGGTGTTTTTGAAACTACTCAGCAAGGAAAAAGAGATGCTTTAAACAAAGGAAAACTTAATCTCGCTAAAGCAACACAGGCAAGTTCTGAAGCAAAATTAAAAAAAATTGAATTAAGTATCAATAATAATAAAAATCCAGATTCTTGGACTGTTGATGAAATAGGACAATTATCCCGTAAAACAGTCGATGAACTAATTCTTAAAATTGATGAAATTAGTGGCGTTAACATTACCAATGGTGATGTAGACAAATTTCCTGAAAACTAACGTAGGACAAGAAATAATATGGTTAGATTACTGTGGATATCATTTAACTGATACACAATATGATTTAACCATACCTCAAAGAGCGGTTCTTGTTAAAGGGAGATTAAATCTACATAAAGAGATGAATAAAGTTAAAAAATAATTAATTCATCTAAAAATATTTTTTTTAAAGGAGGCAAATAACCATATGGTTTCTCAGCAAATAATAGACATCATCATAAAAGCAGAAGATAGGGCCTCCCAACAAGCCAAAAAAGTTGAAGAAAAATTCAAAGGCTTAGGAGACACAACCAACAAAGCAATGGATAATGCATCAAAAGCCTCTGAAAAACTAAATGACACCCTTGGAAAAACAAATGAATCATTAAGCGTAGTTGGTGGAGGAGCAGTACAAGCAACACAACAACTACAACAAATACAACTCAACCCAAATCTCGGTTCCACAATAGACCGTGCAAAATTAAAAGTATCACAAATGGGTTACTCCTTAGACACTGTAAAAGGAAAATTCAAGATACTTCAAACAGCAGGGAGT